ACATAATATAGAGTGCCACCGAAAGTAGAATCAATACTCCAGAAAGTTTGGCAATCCTATCAGTTCCCTCATCAGTAATGAATTGGTCCATCAACTTCATGGCTCCAACCAAGGACACAGTCATGGCTGCAATAGCACCAATCGCCGGACCAAGATTATTAGGATTAACCTGTGACAGAGCCACAAGAGCCAGTGCCAACAATCCAATAGCGATAGCAATCTTAATTAGTGCGCCTGCTTGAAGATCTTGCTGGAGTCCCTTAAGTGCGCCACTAACACCATCAAACATACCAGTGAATGACGAAATGAATCCCGATGCAGTATCGAAGTACTTTTTAATTGAAAGAATAATCATTGCCAAGAATCCGGTGTTGATTCCAGCAATTACCATGTTCCAATCAATGTCCGAAAACGCAGATTCAATAGATTTACCAAGACCTTTAAGTCCGTCTTTCATTCCAGAGACCATTGGCGCAATAAATTCCCAAACTTTCTTGAAGAATCCAACAACCTTGCTCCAAACATTGGCTGCGTTTTCACCCATCCCAATAAGTCCACTAAATGCACTTCGAGCCTTAGCCGCCCAAGCTGCGGGGTCGCCCTTCATGAGTTTTCCAAATGCATCAGATAGCCAATTAATACCAGCAATCAGTGGGTTAATTGCATATGTAGTCAACCAAGCAAGTACAGACGTTAGGTCAAAGAACTTACCGGTAGACTTTGCAGCCGCGTTATCTCCAATAGCAAGAGCCGTTACAAAGTCGATAACCGGACCTAGCAGACCAAGGAATGCGCCTGCCAATTTGAAGACAACCCCAACTAAGAATGCTCCGACTTCAACCAATGTACTGATTACGTCAAAGCCGAACTTAAGTGCTGTAAATAGAATCTTAGCAACGTCATGAACTCGCTGTTGACCATCTGCCGAAAGAACTAATCCTGCAGTAAAGACCTGAATTGCTTTAGAGATTTTGGCTAGCGTAGCTCCAAGTGTTGGCGGGAATACTTCACCCCATGCTTGCTTAATTGGGTTAAGTACTCCATTAAGTGCGGCAAAGACATTTACGATAGTCTGGACAATTGCATCTCTACCGCCCATGTCAGACCAGATCTGCGCCTGAGCATTTCGTGCATTATTAGACTCTGAAATAAATGCGCCAATACTATCACTAAGAATGGTAAAGACTTTTGCGGCTTCCTCAGTGTCGCCAATAACCGTTCGCCATGTAGTTGCCCAACCCGAGCCAACTACTTCAGCTACCGTTCCGATAAGCTGTGTCCAAGTTCGAACCTTGGTAGCCGCATCAACGGCAGTTCGGGCCATCTCTTGGATTCCAACAATTTGAGCATCAGTATAACCCATAGATCGAAGTTGTTCATCGGATAGCTCGCCCGTAAACTTAGACAGCGTATCCATCAAGACTTGAGACGTAACCCAACCCTCGGATAGAGAGTCTCGAAACGAACCATTCTTGGCAATGATATCATCAACATTAGTTCCATGTAGACGGGCGGTTTCCATAAGAGAGTTACGGAACTGTTCACCCACGACATCTTGAATGGATACAAAGTCCTGGACACCAAGATAACCCTTTGTGATGGCCTGGTTAAGTCCAAACTCCATACCAGCAGCCATTTTTTCAGAGCTAACGCCCGCTAGTGCCGCAGCATTAGCGAAACCTTTAACAACTTCAACACCTTTTTGTAGACCAACTCCAGAGTTAGTAAGTGTTTTAATGCCACTCACCATTTCGGTGAAGTTGTAGATCGTTTTATCCGAATACTGGTTCAAGACATCTAGGGCTGCGTTAACCGATGCAAGATCTTCACCCTTACTCTTAACGTTTCCAAGGATAGTGGCAATAGCGTTAATCTGAACTTCGTATTCTTTGAATCCATCTCGAGCACCGGATGTTAAGTTATTAGTAAGGTTAGTTACGATCTGTTGACCAAGTGTTACAACTTTGGCACCAATAGCTATTAGCGCGCCTAGGGCAACCGCCCGAAGACCTTCAAAGTGACTAGCTAGCGTGTCAACTGAGCTTGATAGGTTATTAAGATTAAAGTTTTTTCCCGCAGCATCAAGGTTGCTAAGACCCTTGGTAACACCATCAAGATTTAGTGCTGACTTCAACTTATCGAGTGCTGATATGGAATCGGCCGTACCCTTTGCAAACTGTTTATTGTCGAACTTCATTTCGACGACGCGTTCGTCAATACTACTCATGCTGAAGTCACCGCCTTCCATACTTGATCTGCAATTTTAGTGAACGTGGGTTTTAATGCTGGATTGATATAGTCACGACCTTGAATATAACCACCAGTGCCCGTCCCATGACCGTACTGAAGTATAATAGCAATAGGTACACCATCTACAATATGACTATTGGTCCACGTTATGGTAGTTACTGCACCCTTTTGAGCTATTTTATAAGCCCAAGATCTTGATGTTTCACCCGATTCGACAGGAGTAGCGGACACTAGCGCGTTTACGCCTACTCGAGCCCAAGCGTCAAGGGTACCGTATAAATCCCCTTTATTTAGATAGGCGAGAAACTTCTCAGTTTTATTAAAGGAGCCCTTTTGGGTAAACGTGATCATTGGGAGTTCCTCTCCTATTAATTTATACTAGTGATGCGTTTTCAAATATAGATAATAGCTCGATAATAGTTGGCATTCTTGGTAGACAATTATCGGTTCCATATAGTTGAGATTCTATGGTATCTAAAATATCAAAGTTGACTAACAAACTATTAATTACAAAGTGAGAACTCGATCTAGCATTGGGAACTAACTCACGCTTTGTATAGAGATTCCAAATAAATAATTCAGAATCTTGGTTAACCGCATAATAATTTTTGGTTTTTGGAATAATTAGAGCGTTATATACAATATGTATATTGTAGTTACTACCAATTTGTTTTTCTCGATAACATAAATCAAATCGATTTTTGGAACCATAAATAAATGGCTCAAAGTCAAGTGGGTAGGTCATCGCCGAAATGACGGCTTTAAAGCTATCATCTACCAAACGGTTTAGATGACCTACCCCGTCAACATAAATATACGGTCTATCAACGTCAACTAGTTGTTCGTCTACTGTGATTAAACCTGACCAAGCACACCCAGTTCCACCTTTAGGGTAAAAAACAGCTCGATCAATTGTTGTTTTATAGTTACCTTTTTCGGAATTGCTCCAATCAAGTCTTACCATCATGGAGCCTTTCTTTATTATGCCACGGTCTTTAGTGGTTTCCCGACACAATCTCTAACATTAGAAATCATCAGTCCTCGAATACCGTATTCAAGAAGACGATCTCGTTGTGCAATAGATGGAATAATATGGGCAATGACTCTACTGGGTCCGGCCTTTGCTATCTGATTAGCCAAAGTAGCGTCTGAGCTTTTATAATCCACGCCAACATATGTCCATTGACCTTGTTTAGCATCAAAGGAGCTTAAATCGCTATCAAAGAAATAACCCCAGGTTTTATACCCGGCCGTGCTTGCGGCAGTTGCAGCACCGCCACTTCCAGCCTGCTTCCAAACATACCAATCGGTACCACCATTAGCATTAATTATATCAATTAGTGCCGCATTGTTTTGATAGCTTTTGTCTTCGATAAATATAATTCGTTTTCCACCGTACTTAGCTAATACGGTAGATAGAAGACAGAACGCCTCTCTCGGTTGAGATGGATTATCGGTATTATCGGCAGTGACTGTAAGTCCGTTTAACTGTGCCCATGTCGACAGTGCAATGTCATTAGCTATACCCGTTACTCGAGATGTATTGGCATCATGTGAGCAAACAAACTGACCGTCCGATGTACGATGAACTGAAATTTCCAACGCATCTGTAGGGAAAATTAATGCTGACTCAGAATATGCACGCATAGTCATCTCGGGCCAGTTAGCGGTTCCACCTCGATGTGCCACGGTGATTGGATCTGGATCCATCAAGCGAACAGCCAAACCTTGACCTTGTCCCACATACATTTGAACAGATGCAATTACAATCTCGGATGTACCGTTCCACAACTTGTTAGAGAGCGGTATCTCTGTGATACCATCCCAACGTGTCATAGTTACTGGATCGTTAGGGGCAACGGTGGTACTTGGCGGAATGATAATCTGACGAGCCATACCGTTAGACGATTGAACGTTTGGATATGTAATCGTAATGTTGCCAGTTGCGCCCGCAGGATTTTTATCAGCAATATAGCTAGCTGAGATGGTCTCAAGATGTGGACCCTGAGCGCCAAACATCCACTCCGTAGCGCCACTAATTGACGTAACACCGGTCTCGGTAGTGGTCGTTCGTTCCGTAGAGAACGCCAGGACCAAAGAGTTGTTAACTGTAGTAGTTGTGGTTGCTGCTACGTTAACTTGAGAAGAACTACGAAGTGAGTTGGCGCCAATGATCCAAGTAGAAACTGCGCCTCCACCACGACCCCAATATATAGCCGCACCACCAGAAACGCCACCACTATCTAACTCAAAAGAATACGATCCATCTGCAGCAGCCCGAATCTTTCCAAATATAGCAGTTCTAAGTGTTCCCGCTGAGGTTATAGGTTGAAGTATTGTCCATCCGATTGGGGGCGTAATCGTAGTTGTACTACTAGACATCATAACTACTGTGACCATCCAGTCGCCATTAGCTATGGTTGCGTCTGGATTTACAACGACTGACGATGGCGAAGTTGTACCCGAAGCAGTGTGCGAATACCCAACTCTAGTTGGAGCGGTTGCCATTATACAGTCCGAAGAATAATAGAGCCTGCAGGGGTGCCTGCAGGAATTGGATCGCTAGGGCCTAGTGTTACAAATGTAGCTCCCGCAATCACAGCTTCCAGATCAGCTTTTGTTTTAGCAATAAGTTCGGCGATTTTAACATCGGTATAACTTTGAACTCTAGCCATGATTTACTCCTTAAATAATTTCGAATGTTCCGTCGCCATGGTCTATGACGCTGACGTGATCGATTGCAAATGTGTCCGCATTAACTACGGTAACTGATGGACCTGATACAGAATATCCACCAGAAGGATCGAGCACAATATCCAACGGTGCAGTATCTGCAAATCGGGTCAGGATTTCATCCGGATTTGGAAGTCTTGGCTGAACACTAGCTGTGCCATAAAGAATACTTTCTATATCCGCCAGGAACAACGTTGGTGCTTGTCTAGAATCAATAATAATGTGTGCTGAGGGTTTGTATCCAAAGGCCCCAATAGGAGGTCGTGTTGAAATATCCCAACTAAGACCCATAGGTTCAATGGTTTGGCCAGTTGAAATATTCTGATGTCCAGCTGGAGCTGCCAATGCGTTATAGACTAGATGGATCTTATACCCACCGTCAATACCTATAAGATCGTTACCAACTAGTGTACGGTATGATAACCCAAAAGATTTTCGTGGTTGTTGAGTAGCAAAGATACCTAAAGCTAGTTGAATACTACCATCGCAGATTGCAAACTCGGAAGGGCTAGAAAAAGCCTCAATCGTAGCATTAAATTCCTCAGCTGATGCAACGTTGGCATACTTAAATCCGTCAATGTAGTAAGGCCGAGATTCTCCACCGTTAGGCGATTCGTTTACAGTTTTAAGACCATTCCAAGATACGCCTGGACGACCTGGAACGTATAGAACCCCACGATCGACACCGGCTTCGAAGACGCGCTCTCCAGCGGCACCCCAAATAAGCTTAGTCATCGTATACCTTTCTAGCCCTTAGTGTTATTAGCTGCCATACGTTCGGCATTAAGTTTGCGCTGTTGTGCGAGTTGTTCGCCTTTACCCATTTTCTTAGCGGGTGAATTCTTTTGATTTGTGACCTTAATAAGTGTGAATAGGCGATTAAGATTCCAAGTTTCACACTCAAAGGGAATGTTTAGGGCAGTCATCCAGTAATAGATGATCTCTGACGTAATGATCTCACGACTTTTAGGGGCTCCCGGAACTTCCGAAAACCAAGTTGCTGACATTTTAGCGCCAATATATGTATTAATCTGTAAAATTACCTCTGACGGCATTCTCAGAAAAACTTCCGGGGAGACATTTGGGGTCAAAACCATAGCTCGAAGGTAGCCAGCTGTCTCCTCGGGTGTTTTGTTGTCTTTACTGAGAAACGGCTTTTCGAATTCCGACTCCCATTTTGATAAGGAGACCAGGGAATGCTCCATGTCGATCTGTACTTCTGGTGTCGATAAGAATTCACTTGTCGACTGGTCGAAGAATTCTTTTGATGGGACAATGATCTTAAGCATTCCCTGGTCTCCTTTCTCAATTGTTGGGTTAGACGGTTTTAGTGAAGGACCAGTCGTCGTCCGAACCCGGGTTGAAGAAGTATCCAGTGGCCGGAGTTGCCGTAATGACCAACGACGAACCAACGGCGCCCGGAATCTGGACAGTAGCTGCACTGGTAACAATCGCCCGAGTATCGGCACGACGGAATACCACACCAGTGGTCGACGGAATAGTGATGACGCCCGCTGAAGTAGCCGTCGGAGAAACCGTGGTTACTCCAATAAGGGTTTCAGCAAACATAGCAATGATCTCGTCAGGCAACGGAAGACGCGGATTGGTTCCGGCCGTACCGTAGAGGGCATTGGTAAGTGCCAGTAGGCCAGCGGCAGCAACCTTGGTCGAGTCGATCGTCAAGATAGCCGTGGGCTTGAATCCCGTAACGGCTACCGGAATAGTCGAAACTTCCCACGAGAACGTGATTGCTTCGGGGCTATCGTTAACCGTGGCATAGGCCTTTTCAGTCGGAGCCGCAGTTGCGCCATAGACAAGGTGGATCTTGAAACCAAAGTCCGTAGCAACAAGATCATTGCCGAGGAGAGTCTGGTACGAGAAACCAAATGCCTTGCGAGACTGCTGACCAAGAACTACACCGGCCGACGGAGAAACTGATCCGTCAAACTGTGAGAATTCGGGAGGGTACGTGTATGCCTCAATTGTAGCGCCAAAGTCCTCAGCAGAAATGAGGTTAAGGTACTTGATGTTGTCTGCATACTGGGCGGTTGCCTCGGCACCGGAAGGAGCTTCAGTGACGGCCGTAAGACCGTTCCAAGCAACTCCGAAGTCGTAGACACCCAAAGTCGGGACGTAGAGAACACCCTTGCTAACGCCGGTTTCATACTGACGCTGGCCAGAGCCATCCCATGTGAGTACAGTCATGGTAATGCCTTTCTAAAAGTATAGATTGATTATGTCGTGATTAAGTTGAGCAACCGTAAAATGTCTCACGAACTCCGACATTGAAAGGCTGGTAAGTTTATCGGGAACCTCGGAATCGGGATTCTGATCGATAGACGTTACCATGTATTGTTTACGCAGAAGATAAGGACTGTTGTCTGCTTTTAATGACAATGCATCACTACGATTATATACAATTGCAGGATATGACATTCTAAAGTCTTCTGGCGGTTGGAAATATACATTTCTACTACCGAGAATTTCTTCAAGCAGGGTTTGTAGCTGCAGGCGTTGGCCCATTATACACACCCCCAAGTCGTAAGATAAGGCGGGGGCTCTTGACGTCAACTTTAGTGACAGCCCATAGAGCCCCCGCCCACTTAACATAGCGGATATTGTGAAAATGGTTATTAGCATAAGCATCAGCCATGACATTGATAGAGTTACCTACCGAAATATCACTATTGACCTTCATCTCAGCCGCATTAATCCGAATGCTATTACTTTCAACCTCACCGGAGAGCTTTCGCTCAACGATAACATTGACCCACACGCCAGGCACAGTCTCTGATGGTTCGGCATAACCTACCATGTCACAGAACTTTGCCATGATGCATCCTTATTTAGGCGCGGGTGAAGGCCCAGTCCGTGTCGAGACCGTGTGCGAAGGAGTAACCGGTGGTGGCTACAGCCTCGACGATGACAGTTTCGCCCGAAGCAATTGCGACCTGCGCGCCAGCGGTGAACGTGGTAGTCATATCGGCGTTCTTGTAGACTACACCAGTCTGAGTCGGAATCGTGAGGACTCCAGTGGTGGTGTTGAACGTCGGTGAGGTAACCGTGGTCAGAACGATACCCGGGTTACTACGAATCGTGATAGCCGACTTCGGCTTGGTCAGCGCTCCGGAGATGCGAGTCTCGATCAGGTACTTGTTCTGGTTGTAGTCGATGTCGAAGTCGTCGAAGAAGTTAATTTCTCCGCCCTTGTCTGCACCAACGGTGTAGTCAATGAGGTTGACAATAACGCCAACGACGTCTGCGGCACGGGACATAGCCTCAACAACAACAATTTCGTTGACGCCAAGAGCCGCTGCAAGCTCCGCTTTGGTCGTGTAATAACGACGACCGAGAGTGTCCTTGTCCAGAAGCATGTCAGTGAGCTTCGACTGAGTCGTGTAGAACGTCGGTGCACCTGAACCCTTGTAGGAGTCCAAAGAACGGATGATTGCCTCGATAGTTTCAGCCGGCGTGGGGGTACCGTCAAGGTAAATCGTGGTGTTGTACATGTCGACATCATACGCGATCGGGCGGAGGTTATCCTCATCGATCTTGTCTTCGTCGTCAGACTCGCGACCGTCACCCACGAGGATTGCCGCAGCAACTTCCTCATCGAGCATGATACGCATTTCCATCTTGAGCCAGCTCACCACATCAATGTCAGTGATGTCGATGATGTCGTCCCGGTCAAGCTTCTGCTTCTTGTAGATGGTCTTAGGCATCGTTACTCGCTTGAGCAGCTTGATGACTTCGTCCTTCTTGAGGGTACCCTTAACATAACCCTTGGCACGCGCCTCGTCGGCGGTGATATCGGCAACGATAGACTTGACCCGAGAGATGGGGCTCTTACGAACTCCACCAAGAACCTTGGTGACCCATTCCATGCGACGGCTGATGAACTCCGGGGTGTTGGAGAGCGTCTTGGCATCCGGGAAGAGGAATTCAATGTCGTCGATACCATAGTCGCCGGCGTGCGCGATGAAGGAGTCAGACAGCTTGCCATACTTGTTACCGTCGTTGATGATGGTGGTGAGTTGTGAGTGAGTGAGGGTCGGACGCTTGTCGGCGGTCGTCTCGTTCTGTTCGAAAGCGTTACGGCTCATGTTCTGGAAACCTTCCTTGATGGATTTGTCGACGTGCTGAATAACATCGTCGGTGATTGCGGTGGTAATAATGGTGGGGTCAAGTTCGCTGTGCTTAGCCGAATCTTCAGAGGTTGACTCAAGAGCCTGGGCAATCATTGCCGAGACAACAGTGGTCTGTTCCTCGTTCAGTGTGGACCAAACTTCATCAACGGTCTTTGGGGTGGTAGTATCTGCGTGGATAACCTTATCGGTTGACACGTTATCTCCTTCTTGAGTATCTGAATGCTCAAAGCTGAGCCCAGTATAAATGATGGCTTCATCCTCGATGTCAGAACCGTCGCTATGTGCGAGGTTGACGCTATCGATGAATGCGCCCGGATTTGCGCCAGCGAGGACAAGACTTACTTCCTTGATATCACCATGGAAGACCTGCTTACCCTTTTGCTGAAGATTGTTGGCGTAGATAGAGAGCGCCGTAATGTCACCGTGTCGAACGGATTCTTTAGCGATCTGGGCAACCTCGGTGTCGTTAAAGAAACCATAGGTGTATACACCGTCGTCACGATTTTCCAGAAGAGCGTGTCCGAGAATGTTAACCGGCTCATTGTGCAGATGCTGCCAAACGAGTGGAACCCTCATAGTGTCGTTATGCTTAAATGCGTCAGTCATAATCGTTCGACCATCTGAACACATGAGTCCATTCTTCGTGGCATAACCACTGAAGTCGGGAATTTTGTCTCCCATTTTGAAGATCTCCTTTCTTATCCTATAATCGGATGGTTAGTTGGTCAAGTTCGACCTTGATCCAGATGGCGAAACACTTCGCCAAGATTTTGGGTTCCACATCAAGCTTCTATCATTTGTTGAATCTTAGCTCGAGATAGAGATTGATTTGTTGGGGCGGCTTCTATTTGTTTAATAGGTTCCGCCGGCGGCTCTGGTTCAGGAATGTTCTTGTTCCGGAGTTCGTCAGCTGAAGGATCGGCCGACGGTTTAAACCCGACAAGTCCACGTACCTCGTTTGAAGAGAAGATTGCGTTACGAGTAAATTTATCGGCAACCTCCGCCAGATCCTTTACCGAAACCAACTTAAATGGATCACGATAATAGGCAATAGACTGTAGCTGAGTTCTAGCGGTCTTAGTTAGAAACGAGCGTTTTAATGCTTCAGCAATAGCCCCAAGAATCGGTTCAATTGTTCGGTTGTGGTAGTTAAGCATAGTTGCCTCATCTGCCGTACCGTTAAAGACCGTTTCCGTAAGACCTAATTGCCCATAGAGCATGGTCGTCAAATACTGGATTTGAGCAAGCATGTTATTCTCTGCTGGACGATTTAGCTGAGTAACTTTTTCGGTAGAGTCCAAATACGCAATGCCGTGTGATGCTCCTCTAAGTTGCTGAAGAATATCACTTTGACGTTGCTCCGCTTGCTGTTTACGAGCGTCTGATTTAAGCGCGTAAGGCAGTTGGATAAGTATGTCGAG